TGGTGCGAATGTATATTATTTTCAAACATTCCCTGGTCGTTCTAAAATATTAGATAAATCTAGAAGACTAAATAAACGTGTGCATTTTTTAGCAAAGTGTTTGTTGAATGGTATGGAGGGACATAGGGTGATAAAGAATTTTGAATCTAACAATAAAGAAGGTGAAATCTTTCGTTGGAGTTCTTTGCGTAAAGTGCCTTTTGATATGACAGGTAATTGGATGGTGCTTGCAAGAATCAATGATGTAAAAAAAGAATTGCAAGGTGAAGCTAAAAATATGGGTTTGTATTTCCAAGATATGAAAGGCAACAAATCTTTTGATATGAATCAATGGAAAGCTATACAAGATTGGGGTAAAATTTGTGATGGTGGTGCAATTACAAGAGAGGACGCTTGTAATATGTACAACTATCTTCTTAATATAGATCACGGCTACCGGTCAGCGGACAGCAAGAAGTGGAGCTTTGCTCACCCAAACCAAGTATTTGATTTTGATCAGTTACATTTACAAGGTGGAATGGTAGAAGATAAAACAGATTGGCAGACAGCTTTCAAAAGAAAATTTAAAGATAGTGATAAAAAATACTTTGTCAAACTTATTGATTCGGGAGCGAACTTAGATGACCGAGCACCTATACTTATTGATACAATACACCAGGTCAAAGGTGGTGAGGCAGACAATGTAGTGTTGTCGTCTAAATGTAATTTCCCTTCACATTTTGATAGAAAGTCATTGATAGATAAGATACAAGAACTACGTGTTTGGTACACAGGAGTAACAAGAACTATTAACACACTACACCTATTAGGAACGTTTCATAAGTATAACTTTCCATTGAGTAAATATTATAAATTGTATAAAAGTAATTATGTCAGTATTTAAAAAACAAGAAGGCGGCTCACATTATCAAAAGTTTAAGATCCAACCGGCACAATACTCAATCAAAAATGATTTACCATGGCCCGAAGGAGAGGCTATCAAATATATTACACGCCACAAACTTAAGGGTGGTAAGAAAGATTTATTAAAGGCTAAACATTGTATTGATATGATTATTGAAAGAGATTATGAGTCATCAACTTAATTTTATTTACTCTGATTCTGACTGGGTTTGTCCTTCAGAGTATCCTGATCTGCGTGCAGCGGATGAGATAGCAATAGATTTAGAAACTAAAGACCCTGAACTAAAAAAATATGGTGCGGGTTGGGCATATGGTAAAGGCCACATTGTTGGTTTTGCTGTAGCTGCGTTAGGTAAACAATACTATTTCCCAATAGCACACGACGCAGGGGGCAACATGGATCTATCTATTACCGTAGCGTGGATGGAGGACTTATTAAAAAGCCCAGCTACTAAAATTTTTCATAATGCTGCATATGACTTAGGTTGGTTGAAAGCAAACAACTTTGTAGTCAATGGTAAGATTGTAGATACTATGATAGCTGCAGCTCTTATTGATGAGAATAGGTGGAGCTTCTCCCTCAATGCCTGTGCAAAAGATTATCTTGGTGAGATTAAAAACGAAACCTTTTTGAATGAAAAAGCAAAAGAATGGGGTATAGATCTAAAACAAGACTTATGGAGAATGCCTGCAGGTTATGTTGGCTTTTATGCCGAACAAGATGCAGGTCTTACATTAAGATTATGGCAAAGATTCAAAGCTGAAATACAACAACAATCACTTAATGATGTTTGGGAAATGGAAATGGCTTTACTACCAATACTTATTGAGATGAGATCAAGAGGTATACGAGTCAATGAAGAGAAAGCACAACTATTAAAAAAAGAATTTATACAAAAAGAAAACAAACTTCTTAAAAAAATTAAAGATGAAACTACACTTGGTGTAGATATTTGGGCTGCAAGAAGCGTAGCACAAGTATTTGACAGGGTAGGTATAGACTATCCGCTTACACAAAAGTCAGGAGAGCCATCATTTACGGCAAACTGGTTAGCTAACTGTGAGCACCCTATAGCACAATTGATTCGTGAGGCTAGAGAAGTTAATAAATTTCATTCTACGTTTATTGATTCGATACAAAGATTTGTACATAAAGGTAGGATACATGCTGAGATCAACCAACTAAGATCTGATCAAGGTGGCACAGTATCGGGAAGATTATCCTATGCTAATCCAAATCTACAACAAATACCTGCACGTAACAAAGAATTTGGAAATAAAATTAGATCGTTATTCTTACCTGAAGAGGGTAAACAATGGGGTTCATTTGATTATTCACAACAAGAACCAAGATTAGTAGCACACTATTCATCGGCCATCGGACAAAATTTAGATGGTTCAGAAGAGTTTATAAAAGCATACCAGGATGAGTCTGCAGACTTTCATCAGATCGTAGCTGACATGGCAGAGATCTCACGTACACAAGCAAAAACAATTAATTTAGGATTGTTCTATGGTATGGGTAAAAATAAATTATCTAAAGAATTAGGAATATCTAAAGACAAAGCAGAAATACTATTAAATAAGTATAATTCACGAGTGCCCTTTGTAAAAAAACTAGCAGAAGCTGTAACACAATCAGCGAGTAAGTTTGGTTTTATTAGGACCATTAAAGGTAGAAAATGTAGATTTGATAAATGGGAACCTGCCACTTTTGGTATGAATCAGGCAATGAATTACAATGAAGCGAAAGCTAATTATGGTAATAATATAAGACGAGCTTTTACTTACAAAGCTTTAAATAGACTAATACAAGGATCTGCTGCTGACCAAGCTAAACAAGCGATGATTGAGTGTTTCAAGATGGGGTATACACCTTTATTACAGATACACGATGAGCTATGCTTTAGTGTATATGATGAAAAAGATATGAAAAATATTAAAAATTGTATGGAAAATGCTATTGAAAATTTACGTGTACCGTTTAAAGTAGATATTGAATTAGGATTAAACTGGGGAGAGACACATGACTAATAGATACGTACCGCATGACGAAAAGAAAACATCATGTATGAGATGTAAAGATCATAGAGAGATTTGGGTTTATAAGGACACGTCTGAAGGCAACATGATTCGAGTTGATTGCCCAATGTGCAGTCCACAACGGCCACCGGAAGAATTAAGACAACAAGGTTTGATTTAGTGTGGAACCGAAATTACGTATACTCTCATTAGGCGCAGGAGTGCAAAGCTCTACAATGGCTTTGATGGCGGACAAAGGTGACTTTGGTGTCAAACCTGATGCAGCCATATTTGCAGACACGGGTTGGGAACCTGAACCAGTAATCAAACATCTTGAGTACCTTAGAACGATTCTAAGTTATCCTGTGCATATTGTTCAAAAAAGTAACATACGATCAGATATACTTGCAGCCTTAGCACCAGGCGGAAATCAATTTGCATCTGCACCTTTCTACACATTAAATGAGCAAGGTAAAAAAGGTATGGGTCGTAGACAATGCACGAGAGAATATAAAATTACTCCAATAGCGAAAAAAATAAGAGAACTTTGTGGTTTAAGACCAAGACAAAAGTTTCCAAAAACAGACTATATTGAGGTGTGGGTAGGTATCTCTACTGATGAGATAATGCGTATGAAGCCCTCTAGATTTTGGTGGCAAAAAAATAGATTTCCTTTAATTGAAAAAAGAATATCAAGGCAAGATTGTTTAGACTGGTATGAGGGTAAAGGTTACAGGAAACCAGTAAAGTCTGCATGTATTGGTTGTCCATTTCATGATGATAGATTTTGGATAGATATGAAAGCTAATAGACCAAATGAATTTCAAAACGCTGTTGATTTTGACAAGGAGATGAGAGCACATAATCCAAAGGTAAAGAATTTTGTACATAGATCTTGTGTGCCTCTAGATCAAGTAAAATTTAAAGGTGAGGATCAAATAGATCTCTTTAATCAAGAGTGTGAGGGTATGTGCGGAGTTTAGTCGAGAGTGTTATTGACGTAGGTTCAGGATTTATATTAGCTATACTAATACAGCTTTATATATTTCCTTTGTTTGGTTTGTATCCAAGCATTTTAGATAGTATTGGTATTGCATTAATATTTACTGTTGTAAGTATTACACGATCGTGGATTTGGCGAATAATATTTAAAAAGTACTAACGATAACCAGTTCCGTCTTTTCGATTTCTCCAACGTTTTCTCCAAGACCAGGAATTAAGTTTCGATGACCAATGCTCAATGATTGCGTAGTATTTATCTAGTTGTCTAATAAAAAAGTTTTTTAACTTCGTAATGGCATCAGGAATCGTCAGCAAAATTTTTTAACTCCTCTTTCTTTTCACTTGCGTGTGTAATAATACCAAGTTGTTTATCTATTTCATCAAGATGTTGTGGGTGTTCTCCAATTCCGACTGATTTGGTAAGGTATATTTTTATTGTTGCATCGGCTGCTGCTATTTCAGCATCGTATTTTTTTTCAAGAGCGTCAAGGAGTGCGTGCTTTAGTGACATAACTACAATGTACTATAGCGATTTAGCTTGCTATATCAAACTCTTTTTTTACTTCCTCAACAGTATTTGTATTAATTTTTACTTTGAGGTTTTTTATTGCGATATCAATCCACTTCATGTCTGGTGTAACTTTACCTTGTTTGAGCGCTTGAGTTGCCCACTTAGACTCTAGTTCCAGCTTCTTTGATACCATCTCTGCTAGTGCCATTTTTTATCTCCTCATATGTGATGAAGATTCTAGATTTATTGTAGAAGTCTTCATCTTGACATCGAAGCTTCCCGGCTTTCATTTTTTTCTCCGCCTGACTTAAAGCTTCGTCGTCGGTTTTAGCACTGATTGTCCCACTAAAATACTTGCCTTTGTATCGTATCTGAACAAAATAGTGCTTCATAAGAGATTATATACCATATATGGTGGTCTTGACAACCCCTAAGCTCCATGAGCTTCAGTGCAGGTAAATTTAGTAGCTAATCGATTTCGCTCTACTACATCTGGGTTTATTTCACTTATAATTATCATAGATTCTTTATAGGCTGCTTTCATACAATCATTCCAAGAGTCATAAGGGACCGGATATTGAACCATAGGCATACAAGTTAAATCTAAAAAAGAGCACACCGCTATTGACATAAAAAATTTCATTTGTATCCCATTTTATCCTTGCTTTTAATATTAGAAATGTTATTAAACTAACCTTAAAAGGAGAGTATAACATGAAGATAAACGTACTAAAACCCACGTGGTCACAGGGAGGACCAAATGACCTTGTTCACGAGATAGATAAAGATACTAAAGCTATCTTAGTTGAACTTAAAGATAATGGGGAGATACATTTTTACATTGATGGTGAAAGAGTTGATGGACATGCGTATAACCCTAAGTATAAAGCAAGTATTGACTTCCATAAAATTATGGAATTTATTAAATCGACATTGGACAAAGCGCAAGCAACAATGTTTGTAGGTAAAGACGGAAAGCCAATACAATGAAAAACACAATACTTAAATCAAACTGTACAGAATGGCGAGAGTTTGCATCTAAAGTAGATAATATATTACAGGACATGGTTACTATTGATGCTGGGGGCAACCCAGTTGAAGAAGGTAGTGAGATGTTTAAAGATACTGTAACAAAGATTACTGCTTGTGAACTAGATATATTTGGATCGCCAACCTATCCAATCAATGAGTTGGTAGCAAAAGAACTTGTAAAGATTGAGATAGAACGTAGAAACCTTGAATTTATGGAGAATGCATAATGGGACCTTTAATACAGTGGACATTATTTTCTTTGATTATGTTACTAAACCCTAAGATTTTATTGATCGTATTTGGTTTATTAGCATATTCTATCTTTTTTTAATGGCCTCTTGGGTAGACAAAAGAATCGCTGCTATCAATCGTAAGATTTGGAAAAGCGGCAATAAACGAGCAGCTACAGAGGGTTACATTTGTGAGATGGACCGTCTGTACAAGACAACCTGTAAAAATAAGAAGGAGTATAAAAAATGGATATCACAAAATGGAAATCAGTAGCAGTTGATATTGAGACATTTACAATTGTGAAAGCCTTGGGTAAACACGGATTCAGAGGCCCAGGAGCTATGATAGCCAAATTAGTTGATTCCGAGCTTAAGAAAGTAGCCAAGAAGCAAGGGGTAAGCCCTGACGCATTTAGAGCTAAATTATTAGCCGAAGGAAAGACATTAACAAAAGCTAAAAAATAATACTTGCACTTAACCCTATAAGTCTATATTGCTTATAGGGTATTCCTCAACCTAATGAAAAGAAGGGGTTTCAAATCTTCTTATTATCACAGAATAACGGACACAATTTTTTATTAACTAATAGGAGATTGTTTTGGCAGAGAAAAAATTACCTGAAACTGGTAAGATCGATAGTGTACTCGATAAACTTGTACTGTTATGCCCTAATAAGCGTACGTACGATGATCC